GTAGGAGCGGCAGAATGCTTTCAGCTCCTCGTATTCCCATCGGCTGATCCCGTACTGGTCCAGCACGATCGGTCTCTGTCTCAATCTGTTTCACTTCTCTTTCTTTCGCCGGATCGCGAGCTCGAGCCCAAGGATGTCTGCGTACCTCATTAGGTTTCGCAACGACATCCCGCCACCGCTCCGGAGCCGTACGCTCATGGCCGAGTAACAGCCGGAGCTGTGCCAGGTCTGTGCATCCATGTCCGCGCATGACAGGCCGAGCTTCCTGCGCTCACTCTCCATCCGCTTGATGATCTCCTCCGCTGTCATCTGATCCCCGCCTTCCGAAATCGATACCGATCACAAAACCGCACATCCATGAGATCACCACAATGATCGTCCAGATCAGAGTCAGCATATCTTTCCCTCCTTCAGCAGCTCCTTCAGCTCCGCAATGGTCAGGCTGATGGTCATCCGGTCCATGAGTTCATCCGGCAGCTGGTCAGGTTCCTTGGCTTCTCCCGTGAGCCTGGCTTCCATTTGCGCGATCTGTCTGCCGTCACTCTCCAGCAGGTCAGTCGTGTCTGCCAGCACATGATCCTTGCAATTCTCGCAATCGTTGTATACGCATCCGTCGCATCCGTATGCCAGGCACCGTCTGGCCTGTTCAATCAATTTTTGTCGGTTCATTTCATTTTCCTTTCTACAATCACCACAACCTCATCGGTGGACATATCGTGCCGAACTATCACGTTATCGATAGGATACTGATTGATATACCCTTTCTCATTAATGCTTATGATCACGGTTGCCTCCTGCGTCACTACCTTCTGCAGCAGGCTGATAAGCTTCTCAACTGTCATTACCATCTCTCCCTTTCCAGGAGCAGGATGTACTCATCCAGCTCCTCCAGTCGTTTTCTTGTGTCCTCGTCCAGGTCCGGCAGTGTGTCGTTTGGGTGCTGGGTGCTCCGGATCAATGTAGACGTGCTTGTGTTTTCTTCGGCATCCTTTTGCATAGGCTTTGATCCTTTCGTTCAGTCCCGGATAAGATTTGATCACCCGGTGATACATGAATGGCTCCAGCAGTCGGATGTCCGACGGCGACAGCAGACAGTGCCGTTTCAAAATCGGCGGCCAGTACTCCTCGTCTACCCAGAAGAGATCGTCCAGCATTTTGTGCATTTCCGCACAGCTTATGCTTCCCGCGTACCGCACCGTGGCATCCCGCACGAACTCCTGGCCACCAGCTGCAGCGCAATCGATGCACCACTGATCCAGCCTCCTGGCAATCTCAGGCTGCTCTTTATACAGCCGGATCATCCATGGGTCCGTCGGAGCCGGCAGATCCTCAACTCTCTGCATGCTCGATCTCCTCAGCCGCCTGATGCAGGGCTTCGTGGATCCATGCCTGCGGTCCGATGGCCGCATAAGACATGATCGTGATCCCCGTGCTCCGGCTCGCGGTCGCGTGGATCCGCGAGATCACGCCTTTCTCACCCAGCTGCTTGTAGGCCAGCATTTCCGCAGGTCTCAGTGGCCTGTGCCAGACATCCTGCATCGGTGTCAGGTCCCTGGCACTCATGTCCGTGATCCGTACCTGTTCCATGTCTGTGTCCTCCCTGTCAATGCGTCTGCATCTGGTACAGCTGGATCCGCGTGCAGGCCTCGTCCTCCGGCACCCAGGTTTTCGAGACCACTTCCATGCATACCTGACTGTCATCCTTCCAAAACCCGGCTTCTGTCATACAGTCTTTCATCAATTTGATCAGGTTGTCCGTGTCCGGTCTGGTCACCTTCCAGCAGCCCTGCTTCTTGACGTCAGCCGTTCCGAAAAAGAAATCAATCCGCAGATGCACTGGTCCTGCAATCGGTTCTTCAGGCGCGTTCGGCCTCAGCTCCTCGATCAGTCCCTGCCGGACCGCTTTGATCTTGGGATCTGTGTAGTAGTGCCCACGGGTCCATCGGTGCCCTTCCTGAGCTGTGGTCCGTTCCGGTTCGCCTGGAATGTAGAAATCAAGGATCATACTTGGCTTCCTCTCTTTCAATTGGTTACGCGCAAAATGATGCAATCAGTCCAGTACTCTTCGTACTTAGCCATTTTTTTCTTGAGCAACGTTGCGTATTCGTCATCATCCAGCCCGCTGAATTCATCGTACAGCTGATCAGCGACATCGTCCTCCAGTTCCTCTCGGTCCGTGTAAATGTATTCGTTATTCGGGCCTTCACAGTCGAGTACCTCTCCCTTTTCGACTCGCACATCGATGCAGCACACCCATCCGTAATCGCCGCCGTTGGCCTCTTCACCGGCAAACACAAGCAGCGGCAAGTCAGGGTTTTCCAGGATCATTCTCCGTAATGCTTCAGTGTTGTGAATCGTGTTGTGTAACCGATTAAGTTTCATGTTTCTCCTCCTTTGGCATCTTCGGAAGTGGTGTCCAGTATATGACGTTGAAATCTTCGCCATGCGCTCGCCATGTACCATCAAGCAGATGGTAGCAAACCGCCATTTTCTTATTGCCTATGACATCCTTGTAGATACAAAGCACGTCATCACTCGTGTAATTAGTTCCCCAGTACTCACCACAGTATTTATGTGGAGGAGGATCCAGCTTTGCATCATGCCAGGCTATTACTCTCATGCTTTTCCTCCTCCGGTGGTTCTGGTAATGGCATCCAATGTGTGATTACATCCTCGCGGGATTTTGCATACCCTGCAACATCGTCCCTGTACCATCCTGCTTTATCTCCATCATATGACCCCTTTATTACACCTAAAGAACCACCGACACTATTTCTCCCAGTGATTAGTACCATGTGGTATAGGTTCGGCAGTCTGTCCTTCACGCTTATCCAGCCGCCGACGGTAGGTTGCATGTCAACAAGGCATTTAAGTGTCCCGATGAACCCATATTCCGGACCTTCTTCCACATAATAATCGCCACACCTCGACACTAGCGCATCCGCGTCAATCGTCCGCATTCTGGTTCTCCCTCCATGACGGTTCCGGCATCGGCATCCAATGTGTTACTGCGTCATACTCGTAATAACCGTATTCACTATCCCAATCATACCAGCCAGGCCGAGATGTTCTTTCTAAATCGTAAGGGTCCATTCCGCGCAGGTCCTTCGTAAACATGAGTTCCCTTATCAGCTTAGGAATGCCCAAAGAGGAATTTGATACCGTGAGATACCATCCCGGCTCTTCCGGAAGCTTTTTCTTTACGCTGATCCAGCCGTTATCTGCCTTCGCAATCGCGATAAAGTCTTCCTTCGCCGCCTCTCTGATTGCGTCCTGAACCTCTTCATAGGCCAGCTCGTGCGTCATCACACTTCGGCCAAGCTTCTCCTGCACGTACTGGTAGTAAATACCCAGCTTGTCACCGGCCAGCATTGTATAGCCTGTGTACGCCATTACGATTGCTTTTTCCTGGTCAGTCATTCCGCTTCACACCTCCTCATCATCTTCAGATACAGCCTCCACAGGAACCACGACGCCAGTCCTTTTCGGAGATAGCGTCATAGAGATCCCGTTCTTCGGTGTCGGAGAGATTGAGTTGGGAAACCCAACTATGGTTTTCCTGAAGCCAAGGCTCGAAGTCGAGCCCGTCTTCGTACTGAGACCACACTTCCTCCCAGTCTTCACCGAAGGTCCAGGTGTTGTAGGTCCCATGGGTCCACATGGGTGAAGTGCGGACTTTGTCAGGAAGGTCAACCTTCTCCCCGCCAACAGTGATGATCCACTCACCAGAGCAGAGGTTAGGATAGCAGCCAGTCCACTTGGCTGTGATTGCGCGGTTTCCAGGCATGGGCAAAGTGTCCTGCTCAGCAATAGTCAGAGCGTCATTGATATTTACTTTCATAAACAACCTCCGTATGATCGTGTCACTTGTTGCTCTCTTCATCAATCAAAATGCTCGTGTGTCCTGCCAGCTCACAGCGTCCGTCTGCTGGAGCCTGGCTGGGATCGGTGTCGTAGTGCAGCACATCCATGATCAATTTTTTGATCTCGCACCGCTTGACGTCCTTGCCGGTCTTTTCACAGCACCAGCACTCCTGGTTAATCAGCCGGTCCATCACTGCGATAAACGCCTTCTCATCGATGTACACCACGGATGGCGGCATAGCGTGCAGGGGACTCCGCACCACAAGCTGGATCTGGCTGTTGTGGATCTCTTCCTGGATGGCCAGCAGCTTCTTTTGAGGGATCGTCTCAGCCAATGCATTGAAAAGCTTGTAGGACACCGTGGACAGCATCCGCAGATCCCGCCATCCTCCTGGGATCAGCTTCAGACGCGCTTTCAATTCGTTGGCACACACGTCCAATTCGTTGACCGCCACAATCAGACACCGGTAGGCTGCCCACTCTCTGCCGGAGAGCGGATACCTGCCGTCTGCATCCGGTCTGCTTACCATAGGTCATCACCTCGCTTTTTAAGTCTGAAAAATTTTCGCGACACTGGGGAAGACACGGTACGGCGAGTGTGGTAGGAAGGGGAGCCTTGCGACCCCTTCCACCACCCGTCCGTGTCCGTGTAGGGGAAATTGGATTTTCTATATATAAGGGTTCAATTTCCAATTTCCGTGAAAATGACCGTGATTTCGTTCGGTTGCTTCCATTTCTGGAAATTGGAAATGACCGAACGTTTTCTTCGGTTAATTTAATTTTCAGAAATTGAAATGACCGTCATAAACCTTCGGTCAATTCCTCTTCTTCTGCAGGTGGCTTGATGCGATTTCCCAGGTTCGGATCAACAACATATCCGATTTTTGTCAAATTTTTTTCAACTGTTTTGGGCTCGGAAATGGGATTGCCGTGCTGGTTTTTCGGCAGCTCTTCAGCGGCCTGCTGGATGATATCAGCGGCAGTCGGATACCCTCCCAGGACTTCATAGGCTTTATTGTAGGCATTGATGTATGCGTCGAAACGCTTGTCCCTGGCTTCCTCCGCCTGCTCCTGACGAGCTTCCGATGCTTCCTTGGCGGTTGCCTTCTCGCCATCAGCGTGCATGCCAGACAGCGTGCCGTGCTCATCCAGCACATGGATAGGCCATTCAAACAGGCAATGAATGGACTTCATAGGCGCGAACTCACGCAGTGTGCTTTCCAGCCGCCATGCCGTCGCCAGCTCATCCTTCTGCCGGATCTTCATCATGTAATCCTGCAGGCTCTCGAAGTCTTCCGGCGACATGGCTTCCCGAAGCTGCTCCAGCAGCAGTGTTGAGTTTTGCCGGTCCGCGTCGCTGGTCTGTGCCAGGACTGCCGGTGCCGCGTCATGCAGGGCTGCGATCAGGATGTCCGTCTCCCGCTGGCGCGTGATTTGGTCACGCTTGGCTGCGCTGATCGGCAGCTCGATCATGTCCAGGATCGCATCCGGATCCCTGGCAAAAACACCGGAACCGGACGCACGGTCCATGCTCTTTTTCTGTCCCTGGCTGCCCTTGGAGTGGTGATGGCAGTAGATCATGGCACAGCCCACCTGGGTGCTGATCCAGTCGAACAGGTTGCAGAACTTGGCCATTTCCTCAGCTGAGTTCTCATCGCCGGTGATCACCTTATAGATCGGGTCGATAATGATCGCTTTGTACTGGTGATCCCGTGCCTTGCGTGCCATTTTGGGAGCCAGCTTGTCCAGGCTGCATGCACTTCCTCTAAGGTTCCAGACATCCAGATTCCTGGAATCCTGCAGGATGCCCATTTCATCCCGGATCTGATCGATACGTGCTCGGCAAGACTTCCGGTCCAGCTCAAGGTTGACGTACAGTACGCGGCCTTTTCCGCACTTCATGCCTAGCCATGGCAGGCCTTCCGCGATGCTGATCGCGAGCTCCAGGAGCAGGAAGGACTTCCCGGCCTTGGATGGGCCAGAAATCAGCATTTTATGCTGCTCACGCAGGAGCCCTTCAATCAGCTCTGGATTCAGATCTTCCTTAGGCATATCGGAGTAGCACTCGATTTCCGGAAGATCGTCATTTACACCTTCAATATAGTCATCCCAGGCTTCCCATGTCGCGAAGCCCATGTTTTCATCCACGATATACTGCCGGTGTCCATTCCGTTCCACGCCTGGGAGGCGTGACAATCTGGATGGGTTCCGGTTCTGCCGGTCCACCGTCAGGCCGTTCTCTTCGCAGACCTTGTACAGCTTATCTACGCGCTTCCGGTACTCTTCATAGGTCGCCGCGTCCACGTGCACAATGGCATGCAGGGACTTACCGCCCGAGAACACGAGCACGCGGATTGGCAGCCGGAGCTCCTTCAGGAGCGCGTACTGCTTGCCGATCTCCACGCTGTCCGACTCAATCAAAGCGTAACGGTATGCAGTCACGTTACGGTCCGCCACGCCTTCGCCGTCCAGTGGATTAAACCGCACCCACGCGCCGGCGGCCTTGTTGTAATCACCGATGGCCGCGCCGATGTCGTCCGGGTACTTTTTCAGCTTCTCCATCAGCTCGCCGGCGGTCCGGCGGTATTGGCCCTTCGTCGGCTTCAGGCCATCTTCCGTCTCATACGTCTCTGTGCAGATGCCTACGTACTCATCCGTGCCAAACAAAGCACTAAGATATCTGGTAACCTCTTCCGATGGTGACCAGGGCTCTCTGGGCCCAGGAATGTCTTCCTCCTGGACCCAGTCCACGTCTACGATTTTCTTCGGTTCCGAGTCTACGCCGATCCAACTGTCCCAGCTCAGAACTTCGTTGCCATCCTTTTGCTCCGGCTTCCACCCGTGACGCTGGGCCATTTCGATGATGGTGCCGGCTTTCACCTCGTCCCGGCGGAAGCCCCACCACTTTTTCGCACACTCGCCCTCTTTAAACCGTGCCGGATCCCGGCGTGACCAGTCTTCCCAGTCCTGCAGCTTGTAGCCCTCCGTCTTGAGAGCCATGCCTACCTCGATCCATTCTTCCCGCGTGCAATCCACGCAGTCCAGGTGCTCCAGAATCTCCGGCAGGCTGTAATCGTCAGTCAGCAAACAGATCACCTCGCTTGCCCAGGTCGACTCGCTTCCGCATGTCCGCTACCCACATCTGATCGGCCTTGTCAAAATGGAAGTCCGGATAATGCCCTTTTATGTCCTTTTCGGTTACGTGGAGAAGGGCCACCCGGAAGTAGGAGTTGATGCGGCCTTCTGGGTCAATCCTGGCCTTTCGCCATTCGCGGCCCTTCTTGCCCTGGAACATCAAAGCAATCCTGTGCCCAGCCATGTCCACGCCGAAGCGGTAATACACCGTGCCCTTGCAGGCCTCAGCGATGCCTCTTGACAGTGTCTCGTTCAATCGCCAATGCACAGAGCCCTTGTTTGAGCTGGTAATTGTCAGCGGCATGTCTTTGGTCGGCTGGTAGATTCTGATCGTCCAAACAAACGCCATGTCTTCATCTCCTTAAATCTCAATTCTGTGCGGCTGGTACGTGGCCGGCCAGATGTCGTGCGGCACCTTCCAGCCGTTTCCGGCGATGCGATCAATCATGCTGCGTGCGTCATCGAAAAACCAAGAGCCAACGTGCGTAAAGCCCTTCTGCTCGAGAAAACGGATCTGCTTGGGCGTGGCCAGACCAGCTGCCTGCCGATTCAGGAGCCGCTCAATCAAATTCCTGGCATAACCGGCATTGGGAATGCTGTCCGGATTGATCCCGCGCTTCTCGAGCAGCTGCAGCTGTCTTTCCGTCGCCGGAGCCAGGTCTGCAGCGTAGATCGGTTCGTAATCTGACAGGTCCTCGTCGCCGATGCTGTAGATGTACTGGAGCGGGTCCACGAGGCGTGCCTTCCGCTTGCGCATCTCCGCCAGCTCACGCGCCAGTGCTTCCTCGCGCTGCCGGACCACATCCGTCTCCGCCTGCTCCATGACATCCAGCAGGTCCGCCGGATCCCCGCCGGCCTCCTCCAGGATTCTGGTGGCCTGATCCGCGACTTCCTGAGATTTCGCAAAGACGGATGCCGGATGCACGAGGTCGTGCTTTGTGGTCTGCCATAAGAAATCCAGGATCAGGCAGTCCGTTTTCCCTGGGTGCAGGCGCAGCCCGCGTCCGATCATCTGCACATACAGGCTTCTGATCTTGGTAGGCCGGAGCACCACCACGCAGTCCACGCTCGGACAATCCCAGCCTTCGGTCAGCAGCATACTGTTGCAGAGCACCTGATACTTCCCGTTGTTGAAGTCCTCGAGGACTTGTGCACGGTCGTCAGACATGCCGTTGACCTCAGCGGCTGTCATGCCGTGCGCCTCCAGAATGTCCCGGAATTTCTGCGAAGTCGCGATCAGCGGCAGGAAGACCACGGTTTTCCGGTCTGCGCACCGCTCCGCCATGACGCTGGCAATCTGCTCCAGGTACGGCTCCAGCGCGTCTCCCAGATCACCGCTTGCGAAATCACCGTTTTGCGTGGCCACGTCCGTCAGGTCGATGTCCAGGGGAATCGTCTCCGCGCTGATCCGGCAGAGGTACCCGCCTCTTACGCCCTTGTCGATGCCATACTCAAAGCTAGTCGCATCAAAGACCTGCGCAAGGCTGCGCATGTCACCCCGATCCGGCGTGGCCGTGCATCCCAGAAGCCGTGCGTCAGGGAAGTGGGCCAGCACGCGCTGGTACCCGTCTGAGAGCACGTGGTGCGCTTCGTCCACGATGATGGTGCCAAAATAATCGTTCGTGAACTTTTCCAGTCGTGTTTCCCGCTGCAGGCTCTGCACGGATCCGACTGTGATCCGGTTCCAGGACCCGATGCAGGTCTGATCCGCTTTTTCCACAGAGCACGTCAGCCCGGTGGAGCGCTGGATCTTGTCAGCGGCCTGGGAAAGCAGCTCGCCGCGATGCGCAAGGATCAGGACTCTACGGCCAGCCCGTACCTCTTTTTCTGCGATCGCCGCGAATGTGATCGTTTTTCCCAGGCCTGTGGCCATCACGATCAGCAGATGCTTCAGCCCCGCCTCCCAGTCACGGTAGACGGAGCTGACAGCTTCCTGCTGATACGGCCGGAGGGTTATTTCTGCCACGGTTTCTTCCCGCCGCCGTAGGTGGGTGTGGTGTCAACCGGGTCCAGATACCGCGTCACGTCATTGCTGGTGCGTGGCTTGCCGTCTCTTCCGGTGTACTCGTGCTGGCCCAGCCGGACCATGCCCTTGGCTCCCTGGACTTTCGCCCAGTTCGGCTTGCATTTCTCTCCGTGCTGCTTCTGTCCCAGGCAACGCATTAATTCTGAGATTTTCCACTCGCTTTTCTTCACCAGGTAAATGCGATCTGTCACCAGTGCCGTCAGCCCGTTCGGGCCGGACACACGCAGCGTCAATTCTGCCATCGGGCAAGGCGGGATCTTATCGGAGCCGTTGTAGCTCTTCCGCTCCAGCTTGTAGACCTCGAAGGGGTACTCACCCGGATCCAGCAGGACAAAATCGCCTGAGCCATCGTCTTCTACTTCAGAGTCCCAGTCCAATACTTCATTTTCCAGATCTGCCATAATTCAATTCCTCCTTAAAATGGTGTGTTCTCGCGGTTCTGCTTTACGAAATTCTTGACATCGTCCCAGACGCTGGGCAGGTAATCGCCCAGGAGATCAGGATCATACTTGGCCAGCTCGACATCAGCCGGATACCAGCCGCGTGCCGGATCCGCGATATACGCCTGGATTTCCACGGGCCAGATATTGTCCTTGGCCATCAGCTGGGCCAGCGCATCCGGCAGGCCCTTCAGCTCGTCCGGCCCTACTTTCGAAGGCACCGCAGGGATCTCCACCGGCGCGGCCTGCTCTGCCGGAGGCTGTGCCTTTTCCTTTGCTTTTGCCTTGGCTGTGCTCTTCGACTGTTGCTTTGAAGCAGCACTTTCCGGCTGCTGTTGCTTTGAAGCAGCACCAGCTCCCAGGGCCGGCCAGCCGTAATACTCACGGATGGTGCGGTCTACCAGTGCCAGGTCGTTGTCAATGGTTTCGTCCTCAAACATGCCCATCGGAGTCTTCGCGCAGGAAGAGCCGTCAGAGTTCGTCACGAAAAAGTGATTCCCGGCCTCAGACCAGGTCAGCAGGACGATGGAGAAAAGCCCTTCCACTACCAGCTGCGAGTCCAGCATCTTGCCCAGGGTTTTCGGTTTGATCCGCTGATCGTCGCCGATTTCCGTGTGGTGCAGGAAATACACGATCGTGTGATCCGGCAACTCCCTGATCCAGTCCGTGATCATTTCCTTAAAATGCACGGCCATGTGGGTAAACTTATCGTACCCTTTTTCGTTGGCCTTATCGAAACCCTCGAAAGCCATGAGGTATTGGGAATCATCCACCACGTAGATCGGCTTTCCGTCCTGCCGGAAGGCCTTGTGGATGTCGTCATAGCTCACGAAATTCTTTGTAGGCAGCTGCCCCCGGAAGGGAAGCGGCTTCCCGGCTACATTCAGCACCTCGACATACTCCGGAGACATGTTCCGGAGGCTGGTGCTCTTTCCGGAGCCAGAAGCTCCGAGCACTAAAACTGCAACGCCCATTAACTTACCTCCTTATTCGACTTCGGTTCGTAACCACTCCAACTTGCATGCATAGCATTTTTCTCTTGTCGGATTATCATCGTCTTTACATTTTGCTTTTGGATCACCGTAATAGTAGGGACATTCGATGTAGTAGTAGACAGCAGCCTCCTGGGATACTCCACCGTCATCGAATTCATCATTGATAGCTTTCTGCATGTATTCCCAGTTGGTCATACCAGTTCCACCTTAAACGTATCGTCCTGCTGGATCGCTTCCACACCGCCGATGATCTCGCCGGTCTCTTCATAGATCACTGTGCCGTCCGGCATCGCCTTGGCTCCCTTCTTCAGGCCTGCCCAGTCAGGATCCTGGACCACCTGCGTCTTGATAAATTCCTGCATTTTGTTGCCCTTCAGCCATTCCAGCAGCTTCGCCTTGTCGCGCTTGTACTCAATGCCTCCGGCCTTCCGGATCAGCCTGCCGGTAGGCAGCTCATACGAGGTCTGCGTCTTGGTTTTCCTTACCACGCCGTCCTGCTCCATCTTCTGCAGGTACTTCCTCAGCAGGCCCTGCATCTTGGCCACGGTCTGATCGTGCCGCTCCTGGACCAGCTGCAGCTGGTGCTCGTAATGCGTCCGCATCGTAGCCAAGTCAGCGTCGGCCTCCCGGATCTTACGCAGGCACCATTCAGCGCCACCGTCATCCTCAGGGATAAATCCCATTTCCTGCTGCGTAATCAGGTCTTCTTCATCTTCCAGATACTCGCTCATTCATCTTTCCTCCATCAGAAAACTCTCTTTGTCTGCTTGTGCCTGCTGCCGTCATCGTAGACAGTTTCTACCGTGATCACCGCAGACAGCAGGTGATAATCGTAATGATTTGCCCAGATCCCGAACTGGTCCCGAGCCTTGTCCTCGCTCAGGAAGCTGTCGTAGGTAAAAAGGACTTTTGTTTGGTTGTCTTTATCCCGGTAGGAGGCGACAGGCCAGTAAAACACTGATCTTTCCATGCTTACTCAATCACCTCCATTGTTTGAGCGTTCACCTTTATCACCACGCCACAATCAGGGCAGTACTTCATGGCATCCTCTTGCGTCTCGAAGACCTTCGCGCAGGCCTTCCAGGGAGCCCACAGCGTAGTTGTCTCCCACTGCTCGTCATCAGCGTAGTATGTGATGTCTCCCTGGTAGTACAGGCTTTCAGCCGGTGCGAAGATCACATAACCTTCTGTCATAAGCATCTCCATTCCTTATCAGTCGGATGTGGCATGCGCATGGCCTTTGGCATCCAGCTTCACACGTACCGGCACCTCGTGAGGCAGGCACGCGGCCCGTGCGCCTTTACTGGTCAGCCAGACCTTAGCGCATTCAAGGTTGACGTTGTAATACGTCACCTTGGTTCCGCTGCCACCATATCCGTAGCCGCTAATGTAGGCATCTTTGTCCTGGTTGTAGACCACATACCCAGTTTTGTGCACATAGTTTGCCATATCTTCATCTCCATTCTCTTTAGCTGTACCTTGGTCCAGAGTGCCATCCCGGCGGAAAGTAGGGAGCGTTGCACCCAGGCCCTTCCGGCGGGTAGTACCAGCTGCATATCAGCTGTCCGCGACGTTTGCGGTACCGCCGCCATGCCAAGAAACGCCTAATCATCTGCCCAGTCACTCCTTACGTCTCGAAAGTCGGACACCACCATATAGGTGATCTTTGGGCTCCGGATCCGGATGCCCTTGCTGTGGGCTACCTCAATCTTCCGTGCCAGCCAGGCCTGCGCGTCCTCACGGGACGAATGCCTGGCATATACACAAAAGCTTCCCAGCACCACTTCTGCCATCCACACCACGTGCATCACTGCACCAGCTCCTGTCCCTTCTCGGCGAATGCCTGCAGCGCGATGCACACTGCGTTGAACTCGAAGGTATTCGGATGCTGTCCCTTGTCCATTGAGTCTTCCAGTCGATCACGCTCCGTGCGTGCCAGGTAGCAGATCTCATCCAGTACCGTGCTCATATCATTGCAAAGCTTTGCGGTTTCCTCAGTCATAAGCTCATCTCCATTCACATTGTCATGGCCCACAGGCCAAAAAGGAACGTATACACACCCAGGCCCAGGCATCCCAGGATCAGTCCGATCCGATTCCGCCATTCGCGCTCGTGCTCCATCTCGACCTCAGTTGATCTCAGCATGCCTGTCCTCCTCATCTCACCAGCGCGTGCCGGCGGTCCATCATCGCGGTCAGATCCATAATCACGTGCTCCTCGTGGTGGATCTCATCCATCCAGTCCAGCAGCTGATCAGGATCCACGCGGTATTGTTTCCCCGAGGGCCCGAAGCGTCTGCAGGGAGCCCCGGCATGGATGCACCGGTAGATCGTGGCCACACTGGTCTGCAGCTCCTCGGCCGCTTTAGATACTGTCATCAGCATGAGCTC